TCGACCCCTAGCACCCCATGCTGGGGACCATACAGCCCTAAGTCATTGAATTGGAAATAAAACACACCCTAAAAGCTGCTGCAAAAATCGGCCTTTTTTGTGGTTTCGCACACGTAAACACAAGGCCTACAGCCTGAGTTTTGCGCATCAAACTCCAGACTCAGTCAGAGCAAACCGCGTCCTTACCCGCCTCCACCGGCGTCCTGCCGACGAACACCACTCCCCAAATCTGAAAGACTCAACTACTGTATGCACATACAGCAATTGAGAATCACCCCCATGAACGAAAGCAGCAGCTCAGAGGCCTTGGCCGAATGGCACAAAAGGCTCAATGACAGGAGGCAATGGACGAACCCTGCATGCACTTACCGGTTTCTGGCACGTATGGCCGAAGATATGCAGGCTGGCGGGTTGGTCGATCCGTTGGAGCGCTTTGAGCTCTTCGAGTTGGCCAGCGCTGCTTTCTGCCACTTCACAGAAGAAGGTAACCACGAATGGCGGCACCAGGCATCGGACTACCTGGCCTTCAACAAGGGCGGCGTCGTAGTCGGCAGCCTGCTGAACTCCCGATATGTGCTCCATGAGGCGGATCAGTCGCCCTACCATGCGGCCCACTTCGCCTTTCTCGATGAGGAAAACAACCTCATCATGAGGGACTACAAAACGTACGGTGTGCTCGAGGGCCGATACATCTACACCGAAACCGGCCAGACCTTGACGCTGGTGGAGCAATCCAGGCAGATCAACGGCGTGGACTGCCAGCGCCTGACCGATGAAGATCAATACCGAGCGCTGATAGATGCCTCGGCAGTAGCTCTCGACCAAGGCGACTTCAAAGCCTACGTAGCGCTGTGGGAGCGTCACAGCTATTCGATATTTACCAGATGCCTCCATTGCCTGGATGGATTCGCAGTGCGCGACGATTGCACACACTGCGCTGGACGAGGCTTTATCGAAGACCCAGAGTGCCCTAACAAACAGCCTCAAGCGCTCGGTCGTACAGCGCCTGCCGATCAGCCAGACCGTTCGTGCCGCCGTTGATGCGCTTGGTGATGGTCAGGAAGTCGCCCTTGTCGGCCAACGTATTCAACGCTGCCCGGTGCCAGAACCACGCCGCCGACATCGCGGCGTGCTGCGGCAGCTCGAGCAATTCGGGATGGTTGATCAGGTCCAGGCCCAGCGCTTCGCCGCACGCCTCGTAGTTGGCCCGGCCGGTGATCTGGATCAGGCCCCGCCCACGGTAAAGCTGGCCGTCGCCATCGGCCTCGGGCGTGTTACCCAGGCGTTCAGCCAGCTTGCCGGTGTCGTACTTCGACAGGTAGGCGCTGCCGCCCAGCTCGCGGACGTAACGCAACTGTCCCGACTCGTGGCCCACCTGGGCAATGAACGCCGCGATACGCAGCCTCGTGACGATCTGGTACTTGCTCATTGCTGTGTTCAGGACGGGTGCAAAAACGCCGGCTTTCTGGCCGGCGCTCGGGAGTATCTGCAGCAGCTGCTGCGCGGTGATCGGCATTTGGGTTCTCCAGGCAAAAAAATACCCGCTCGATGGCGGGGTGCGGGTGTTGCTGTGCAGGTGTTACGCGGTGACAGGTTCTGGTGCTGGCTGAATCGACGCCTTGAGCGCGGCCAGTTCGGCGCGCAGCTCTTTGACGGCCCCCATCAGATCGGTGATCAGTGCCATCGGGTCGAGCTGCTGGATACGTGCGTTGCCGTTTTCATCGACGCCGTCCTTCTCTCCGGTGACGGCAAGCGGGTTGACCTCTTGGGCCTCATGCGCGATCAGGCCTTGGTAGACCCTGCCGTCGCCTCGGAACACATCGCCAAATATTTTGCGCTCATAGGTCACAAGGCGATACGCGTCAATTCTGTCCAAAAAGGAAGGGACCTTTAATTCCTTGATGAACTTCTTGATCCGGTAGTCAGACGTGAAAAGCGTCATAGTGCCGACGTAAGTGTTATCGATATAAACATCGACATTATTCCCGGTCCAGTTGAAGTTATAAACGGTTCCTCCCCTGCTCCCAGTGAAGCCCGTTCTACACCAAGTACCGTTGGATGAAACTCTTCCGACAATATCCAGCCCAGCAAAAACAGGCGCTTGCCCTGTTCCTAGTCCGAGCGCATTGCGGGCCGTAGCTTGATCTTTCCCGCCAGTGCCACCCTGAGCCAGCGTAATAGGCGTGGTCAACCCGTTGATCTGATTAGTGGATACAAGAGTCGTCGACACTTGGCTCACAGTAAGCACGCCAGTATAGGAGTACGTCATCACCGGCCCAGCCGCCGTGTTGTCCGAGTTCACGGACCACCAGGCATGCCCGCCGAGGCCGCCGCCACGGTTGCAGATGTAATTAGCACCGCCGTCGCCGTTACCGTTCCAGCCCATATACAGGCCTTGAACGTTGTACCCAACCGGCGCGCCTCGAAAGCCGACGCTTTTGATCAGTGCGTCGTACGCGCCACCCTTCATGCCGAGGCTTGTAAGTGCTGAAGCGCCATCCGTAGCGCCAGTCCCGCCCTTGGCCACTGGCAGGATGTCGTAGTTACCCGTGGTGCCCAATGCAGCCAGCTGTGCGCCGAACCGGCTCACCAGCGCCCGCAGCGCATCGGCCGAATCCTTGACGTAGCCTTGCAGCGGAGCCAGCGCATACCCGCCAGCGCCATTGGTCGCACCCTGGTAGTTTGGAGAGATCGATATGGCGGTATCGCTGGCGATGTTCGTGACCTCGTACCAGCCGCCATCGGGCAAGCGAACCCCATCCCCTACCCGGCCATTTGCAATAAATGCGGTGTTGGTGCCAATCACCGCATTCGAATTTTGGGTAACGGAAACCGTCCCGGCTTTATACCAAGGCATATAGGAAACTCCAAATAATCAGATTAATTATAATATCTAGCGGACGGAAACTTGCAGACCGGAATGCCGAAGCAGGTTTCATTGACGCCTTGGTAATACCAAAACCCACCACTTGCAATTTGCGCATTTATCTTCAAAACCGGGAGACTATTTTCCAGCAGAGTCATACCCGAAAACTGCGCTCCATCCGCAAACCACATCACACCACGATCCATACTGGATACACAGACGAAATCATCAGAATCTATTGACAAATTGCTGCTGTAGATATCCACAGTAGAGCCTTTTAGAACGGTCCAGTTTTTTGCGAACTTGCTATACCGAACTATTCTGTCAGCGGATGAAAATACTATCTGTTGATTCTCACCCTTAATGTTCATTCCGTAAATTTCAGTGCTGGGCTGATCAGCAAACTTGCAAGATACGTATTCCATCGAATAGTTCTGCAAGATGTTCCCGCTCCTGACTGCCGAGGTAATCAAGAAGCCGGTCCAGTTCTCCGGCCCTCCAGACATTGTAGTGTAGACGCCCAGCGATGCATGACTGCCACTGATGTGCCTAACGAAAACCTGCGGAGGTTCTTGGGTACGAATAGGCCGAATGAAAACAACTGTACCCGACCCTTCTCTGTCGGAGTATCTCGACGTGATAGAAAACTGCCCGCGCTCCGAAAAAACCATTACCTTGTACTTGTTACTGACGATAACCGAACTACCGTCATTAATTGCCGAGAAGCCATAATCAGCCATCAATTAACCCTCACGACTTCAACAACAGATTCAACAGGGTGTTCAACCCACTCATCGCTATAGTTATTATTGACGCCTGTTGCTCTTCGCCTATTGACGTAAGTGAAAATCCCGATCTTTGTTCCGCCCAAATCCTTATAGGTTGGAACGTAGCCCCATTCATCTGGATGTCCGGGCTGACCATACGACGCATATTGCTTCGGAGTTATCATTACAAAACACTTGGCGGGATCATATCCGGGAACATCCATTAAAATATAATCCGTCCGTGTGCCTTTGCCACTCGTGTGCGACGCCGGTATTGTCATTACGGCCAGCTTTCGGATGGTGAAATCTTCCATACCTAATGTTTGGACGCCGTTGGCATCACGCACCCTCACACCATAAACAGCCATATGCTCTCCGAGAAAATGCCAGATGAATTCAAGATCAAGTGGCGGTTAAACGCCCAATAGCGGTACGTTCAGCCAAGTTGGCGTCATATACATAGAAGCCTCGGTTATTGAGCAGCGTTGAACCGTCCGCATCCTGGCTACGAATATTCACCGCCCCGGTTACGAAGTTGAGTTCTAACAAAGGCTCGCCGCGCGAGTTCTTGGCCTGGGATGTGATGGACATTCCTGCGATGATTTCCTTGATAAAAGCCGTGTTGATGATCGCGGTGTTGATGAACACCTGCCCGCCCTGCACCACGAATGGCGCGATCATTGTCCCGCTGGCCTCGTCCAGAATTGCGAAGCGCTGCGCGAAGGCAAGTATTTGAGACTCCTGCTGCTGCCCTTCGACACCTATGGCCAGTCCGGCCATCACCGTGCGGCCACCAACCGTGGTGGACGTTTTTATGGTTGTGAGCGATGAAACCTTGCCGCCGAGCGCCGACACCGTTTTGGTCGCCGTTTCGGCACTGGCGGTCGCCCCGTTGGCTGTCGATTGCGCAGTGGTCACCTGTTTGGTCAACGAGCCATCGGCGTCTGCCCTGGCAGTAGACTCGGCCTGCATTGCGGCCTGTGTAGCCTCCTGGTTAGAGTTGATTGTCGCTGTCAGGTTGGTGATTCGTTGAGCCGTTGCCTCACGATCATTGGCGGTCGTGGTTTCAACGATGCTGATCTTCGACTCATTGGTGCCAACCCGAGCATCAAGCAACGTGGTGCGCTGTGCCTGGGCAAAGTCTTGCTCGGTCCTGACCTTCACTTCCTGCGCATAACTGGCCGTGCTGTCCCATCCCTTGAGAGCATCGAGCAGATCGCCTTCACCGCTGTCGGCCCGGTACTGCGCCTGCACCGCCTGAAGTTGACTGGCGGTCGCCGTGGTCCTGCCGTTCACCGTCTCGATGTTGGCTGTGTTTTTGGAAACCTGATCAGCCTGGGCGTTAGCGGCGCGAATTGACTGGCCTGTGTTCACCCAGTACGTCGGGTTCGGCGGGCCGTTCGATCCATTGGCAGCCGCAGGCACCGCCGCGATGGCCGTCCAGAGGTTGTCACCAACGCGCACGGTGTTATCCCGCACGTAGGCATCAGTTGGCACGTAGGCCAGCGCATCGGTAATCGCGCCAATCTCGCTTTTCAGCTCAGCAATCCGTTTGTTTACCGAGTCGTCGCCATTTCCCGATATTTTTCCGATCTCGGAGAACAGCTCATCACTCAGGGCTGACGCCTTGATCTTGCCGAGGAAATACTGCTCATACGCCGGCTGATCAACACTCACCTGTCCAAGCACACCTTTATCTGCCGGAAACCAAGGCCCTACGTTTCCAGAGCGATCGACAATGCGCGCCCAGAAGAATAGGTTCGTGCCCGGCGCGATGTTCTGCATTTCATGACTGGCTTGTGGGTACGCGAAATCCGCAAGCTTTGTCGCTGTGGCGCGATCGTTGATTCTGCTGTTCCATATCTCGGTGCGCTGCGCATCTTCCGCGCCTGGTGGAAAGGTCCACTTCAGGCCGATCCCGTAGATCAGCGGCGTGGTCGTCAGCGAGGTGACTGCCGGTGGCAAGCTGGTCTTGCCCTGCAGGTTCGTCAGCAGCGACGTGACAGGCAGAGACGAGACGTTCAGGGCGCTGACAGCGCGCACCCTGGCCATGTACTGGCCGGAGTAGATTCCGGGCACGTCAACCGACTGCTCGCCCGTGCGCGGCATCTTGACCCACTCACGCGAGCCCCAGCGCCATTCCACGTCATACGCAACCGCGCCTGGCGCAGCGTCCCAACTGATGGTCATGTTGGTGACGGCGATACCCTGCACAATCACAACGTGCTGGGTCACAAACACAGCACCCGGCGCGGACTGCACGCCCACCGGTATGCCGCTGATCGGCCGGATATCCACCACCGCACCGAAGTCGATGGCGTCGAACTTGCTCGGCTCGTGCTGGATGCACTCGAGCTGGTACTGGTGCCATTCCGGGCGCGTGATGTTGCGCACCAGGAACTGCATGGTTTTCAGGTCGTCGTATTCGAGAATCCAGCCGCATTCGGCTTCCGGCACCTCGCTGAAAATGGCGGCGACGGTCACGCGCCGGCCGTCAAGCGAGGTGATCACCCGCGCCTCGGTCCTGCCGCTGGGCAGGTTCACGCGAAGCTTGGCACCGGTCGAAAGATCGATGTCCCGGTCAACGGTGATCACCCGCCCCGCCACCGAGCTGATACGGCCGCCGTTCGCGCGGCCGGCCAGCATCGGGTCGGCCACGGCGATGATCTGCCCGGTCTTAGGAATGCCGCCGTCCAGGCCGACGCGGAACGTGCCACCCCTCGTCTGCGTCTGTTCGGTGATCAACGCGTACTGGCCCGCGCGCTGCGCCTGGGCGAGCGACGTGCAGCCATAAGCATCGACGGACAGCTCGTTGACTGACCCGGTTTCTGCCAGCGCCACGTCATCAAAGACAGGCTCTTTGTCCGTCGTAAAACTCTGGTCCGGGTTGTCCCACGTCACCATTGCCAGGTTGTGGCGGTCGCGCGCCCGGGTGCCCGAATACTGGATTTCGCCGTTGTTGAGGATCTGCGAAGGGTTGTAGGTGTAGACCGGGTCGCCCGGCATGTCGGCGTTGAACGTGATCTGACTACCATCCCAGGTGCTCATACCATGAAAGATGTTCGACAGGTCTTGCAGCACGGCGTAGGCATCTGCCTGTTTTTGCAGGTAGATATTGCAAGTCATCCGGGGGTGCATGCCGCCCATGCCGTTTGGCACCATCTGGTCGCAATACTGAGCAATGCGGTAGAGGTTCCAGCGGTCCACCATCGTGGCATCGATCCGGTGCCCGAGGCCGTAGTAAGGGTTCAGCGCCAGGTCGTAACACACCCATGCAGGGTTATTCGTGTAAGCCTCTTTGAACGTGCCGTCCCATATCCCGTTACTGGTGCCTGCACCAGACGTGGCATAGGTCCGCGTCTCCGGGTCGTAGTTGGCCGGCACGCGCACGATGCGCCCGCGCATCAGCACGGCAATCTTGGCGATATCGCCGCCGAACTGCTGGGCGTCATACTCAACACAGCCCACAGCGGTGAGGGGAAATTCCTGATCGCTGTCTACGACCTCGGCCACCGCCTCGACGAACATCGCGTCCTGAACCAGCGAGCTGTTGGCTTCTGGTGTAATCCGGCGTACGCGCATCGTCCAGCGGCTGCCCGCAGGCAGGTTGAGCCGATGGCTGCGCTCATATTTGGTGACGTTCTTGCGGTCTACGTAGTCCGCCAGCACCTGAACAAAAGGCCCTCCGTCAGTGGCCAGGTCAATCGCATAATCGATTCGCACGCCGTTGATGTTGCCGCTCTGGTCCTGCGACTGGAGCTGCGGCCAACTGAAACGAACACGAAGCGCGTCAAGCACTGGATTGTTAATAGAGCGCAGATAAGGCGTGGTGCTGAGCAGCTGCTGGTTTACGTCGACTTCGTTGCTTGACTCGGCAATGCCCTCAAGGCGCTGCTGGTTCAGCTC